CGCACGACTCCCTGAAAGGCCCACTGCTGTAGGACTTGGTCAGATTGACCTTAAATCCACATGCAGTTAGAACCTCTGTAAGGAGCAAGTAAGCCTCTGTTGGGACGATTAGATCGTCACCATAGCAGAGAACTTCCTCATCACCTCTTCCCACGGCTTCGGCTGACGCCTTAGCTAGGGAGTAGAAGATGACCGTCTCGAGGGGAAAGGTAACACCGTTACCCATACCCGCGAACTTCTCTTGGACCATCCTCGTACCATCTGGGAATCGAACGATCGACGCCCGGGTACTTGAGAGGAATAGAAACCAATCGAAAGGCAGCAGATCTAACTCAATTGTTTTAGAAACTGTGTCAGAAGCACTACTGAGGTCGAGTGTTGCTGAGGCACCCGTTGACGACCCTCTGCGGGCAGCATCTTTATTAAGAGCTTGCCCATACTGAAGGTCAACCCCAAAGCGCCGGAGACGCTCGCGGATATAGTCACCTTGCCCGCACTGCACAAAAGAGTTCAGTGTTGGCTCGGCAGTTATACCCCGATGCGTCTTCCAGTTCTTCTCAACGGCGTGATACACACAGTCATCCGGGAAGATTTCCCCAAATGACCATCCTGGGCATAGGCCCAGGATCTCCCTAGCATGAGGAAGGAGGTCCACGCTACATGCGAGAGGTCTGCTGAGTTTTACCGCAGCAGTTGCCTCCTGTTTTTTGATGCACGATGTCGCACCATTGCTAAAGCGATACTCGAGCTCAGAAAACGAAGGGACAGGTCCCAGGATACGCGAGATTTTCCGCTGCGCGCTGTGAAGAACAGCTGCAACGCGGGGGTAAAAACAAAACTTACCCTCGTCACGCATCCTAAAGATGTCTCTCGTCTCTGAACACAAGCGTTCAGCGTCCATGAATGCAGCCAAGGCAGCCGCTTCGCGATCAACTCCAAGGTCAAGGTCCTTTCTCTTCGAAAAGAGGGAACGGATCTGGCCTACAAGGTAGCAATCGCTGGCATTCTGCTCAGCCGCAGGGTCATGCGCCAACAAGGCCTTTATTGACCTGCTTAGCACCAAACCCCTTACAGGGTGGGCATCAGACAGGCGTAGGGCTAACTTGTCGGCGAGGTCCCAGCAGAAACTATTAGTCTCTGCAGTGGATGAGGTTTCTCCAGCGCGAGTAAAGACTCGCATACGCTTCAATTTCATATTGAAAGGGCTTTCCTGAATTACCGTACCCCGGAGAGGGGCACAATCGCGAGTTAAGTCGCAGAAACAAGCTGATCAAACAGCTCGGGCGAGAAGCCAGCAGCGGCGGGGACAACCGAGGTTGCCACGTTGTTGCTGACATTCAGGTGGATCTGCCGCGCAAGTCGACAGGAAGTAATCGTCGAACGCGGGTGGGCATAGCCGGTCGTAACGAAACGATCGACGAAAGCCACTCGGGGCGCTGCAGTGTATCCAGCCGCGTTGTTGCCGGAGACCGACTCCATCACGGGGACCGAGGTGGTTTGCGTACTCACCCACACACCCGAGGCGAGCTGTTTCAAGCTCATCTCAAGAGTGATTTGCGCCTCCATGGGCAGAGCAGGATTCTGCTCGCGCCACATGGCGGTG